GCCGACGAGCATCGGCGGCGGCGCGAGGCCCCGCGGACCACGCCGCGCCGTCCGGTCGCGGAAGAGGAAGGCGACAGCGAGGACCACCGGCGCGAGGAGGGCGACGCGGAAGAGCTTCGTGAGCGTCGCCGTGTCGCCCGCCTCCTGCGAGATCGTGTAGCCCGCGCCCACCACCTGCGCGACGTCGTGGATGGAGCCGCCGAGGACGATGCCCGCAGCGTGATCGTCCATCCCGAGGGCGCGGGTGAGGAGGGGGTAGAGGATCATCGCCACCGTCGACAGGGTCGTGACGGCGACGACCGTGAACAGTGTGTCGCGCTCACGGTGCGGCCCGTCGGGGAGCGCAGCTGAGATGGCGAGGGCGGCCGAGGCGCCGCAGATGGCCGTCGCCCCGCCTGTGAGGACCCCGCGCTCCGCGCCGAGCCCCGTGGCCCGGCCGAGGAGGACGCCGAAGAGGATCGTGCCGACGACCGCGAGCGCGACGAGACCGAGCGGTGCGAGGCCGAGGGCCGCGATCTCCTGCGTCCCGATGCGGGCGCCGAGGAGGGCGACGCCGATCCGCAGGAGCGTCTTTCCGCAGAACGTGACGCCGGGGCGCGTGCGCCTGTCCCTTCCGAAGACGGCGAGCGCCATCCCGAGGAGGAGCGCGAAGAGCATGACCGGACCGCCGTACTCGCGGGCGACGAACATGGCTGCCGCCGCGACGAGGACGGCGACCGCGATGCCGGGGGCGTGAACGGTGGCGGTGCGGCGGGCGCGGCGCATGTCGGAGAGCGTACCGGGGAGACGGCGCGTCGTCACGGCCGGTCGACGTGCGGCCGCCGGACCGGATCCGGCGGCTCTGACATTCTTGCAAAACCCGCTATCTCGCCGATAGCCTAAATAGTGGATATTTGCTGCAAGTAGGCAATAATGCGCCGTTTCTGCCGATTCGTCCGGGTGTTTTCGCGCCGATGAGGGGTCTTGACAACCGGAGCTCCGACACTTGCCGTCCGGAGATCGCACCCATCGTGGCGGGAGGCTGGTCAAGCGGTTCGTCGGATCGGAGGGGGCATTATCCCCAGCAGAATTCGAACCGGAGACGACGGAATTAGGAATCCGTCTGTTCTCTCTCCGTTCTAACCCGACACAGCCTGCCAAGAGACCGAATAAGCCCGTAGTATCAGACTGTTAGGCTGAATTCAAGTCCGCTTCTGACGGCCAGAGGAATCGCCTGGCGGGACGGCCAGGTAGCCCAATCGGTATCCCAGAACCCAAAAACGGGGATACCAAAATCCGAAGATTCCGGGCTTCAGCCGTTCCACTGACGACGCCCAGGATGGACCGCTGCCGCTCCCAAAATCAAGTCCGTATGACCATTGCGACAGGGGCAGTCCCCGGAAGTCGCTTGAGAACGCGCCCGCGGCACCGGACGAGTGGACGCTGGTGCAACGCGGCCCATGGAAGAGGAGCCGCCCGGAACAGGCGAGCTGATTTGGTCGGCTTGGAGGAGGCGGTCCTCCGCTCCCCCGCCGTACCGCTGGTGGGGTCTTCTCGGGCGGGGTGGGCGGAAAGCGCCTGCACTGGCTAGTCGCTTCGGATCGGCGTCGGGCGCAGCAAATGAGTCGGCGCTTCAACCGCGACCTTCTTGATTCGTTGTTTGGCAGGGGGAGGGGCCGTCCCGCCAATCCACCACGCTCGGCGCGAGTTCGAAACGTGCGTCTCCGCGCGTTATTCGGCGGGTCGCATACATCAAACATTTCCCTCCAGAAGAACATTAGGCGCTTAATGTATCTTAAGGTGAAGCGCGGGGGCGTTGTGGCGCTAAAGCTGTGAGTTCATTGTCATCCGGCTTGATGAGGTGCCGCTCGCCAACGTCATCTAGTTGACGCGAGTTTGCATAAGGAAGCCAAATGCCCCTCACAAAGAAGGCATACTTCACGTTGGAGGAACTCGAGGAGCGGTGGTCGCTGCCGCGGCGGGATATCGCCTATCTCGCTGAGAACGGGCACCTGCGCCTCACCATCCGGTCCCCCGGGCTGATGATCGAGCGGATCTACACCGAGGAGAGCCCGGAGAACGGATGGATCGAGGTCCCCTATGAGCAGACGTGGCATGACGGGATGCTCGATCTCCTCGCCCGTGACGTCGGCACGTTGTTCCAGGAGGGGAGGGTGGAAGTCCGCGCCTTCCAGTGCGGCGGCGAGTTCGTGAGGCTCGCCGATCCCTCGCGGGTCTACACCGTCAAGCTCCCCGCCGTTGTTGTCCTGCGCGAGGAGCGTGACAGGGTGGAGGTCGCGGAGGGGCTGTCCGCACGAGAACCGGTCGTGCTCCCCTGTCCCACATGCACCAAGCCGCCGAAGGGCCAGCCCCTCGTGGCGGCAGATTTCCCGCGAGCGCACGTCCTGATCGTCGGCGACGGGCGATACGTGCAGATCGGTGACCGTTGCTTCCGGTTGGGCAGGGTGCAGGCGGGCGTCATCAGTCGCCTCCATTCGGCGGCGGTCGCCGGGACGCCATGGGTTGACGGGAAGAGGGTGCTCAGGGAGTCCGGCGCCCAGAGCGAGAGGATGTCGGACGTCTTCAAGTCGCAGCCGCATTGGCGCGAGCTCATCGCGATGGACGGCCGTGGAAATTATCGGATCGCCGTCGAACCATGCACTATAGGTGTCATCGGGGGCGTGACTGTGGGATCAGGGTCGGATGGCGATCCTACCCTAGCTCAAAAACCCAAGCGTTCTGCGTGATTTTGGGTAGGATCGCCATCCATCACTGACTCGGATGACATCCCACCCCTCCTGAACGCAGTCTCCTGCTCGCATCAGGCGGGCAGGAGACTTTCATGGAGAAGCATCTCAGACAGAAGGAACTGGCGGATCGCTGGCACGTCAGCGTGCGCACACTCGAACGCTGGCGCGCCCTCGGCGAGGGCCCGCGCTACCTGAGGCTCGGCCGCCGCATCGTCTACCGCCACGCGGACGTCGAGAGCTTCGAGCGCGCACAACTGAACATGGCCGCGGAAGGTCGCTGCGCTGATGCCGCGGGTGCGCAGTGATGAACGCGATGACCTTGACGCGGCGGCTGTCCGGCCATCGACCGCGGTGTGACGAGCCGCTCACCGACATCGCCTTCTGCGCCTGGATCGCGCAGGCGCTGCCGGGCGAGATCCTCGAATATCACCGGGGTCTCATCGCCATCGACCGCAACGCCGAGATCTCGAAACTCGGCGCCGACGAGAGCGAGCGGATCGACCACCTGGCAGACCGCGCCTTCGCTGCGGCTGAGATCGGTCTCGTCCACCTCCTCCAGCAGCGCATCGCGCTGAACGACTACCGTTATCTCGCCGTCGCCCGTCCAAGGCCGGCGGAGGCGACCAACAGTCTCTTCCATCTGCTTCTGGAGAACGAGGGATGACGCCCCCGCTCTCGCCGACGCCGCCCGCCCGCGATGCGCGGACGAACTCGGTCCGTCTCGAGGATCTTGCGGACCTTCCCATCGGCGACATCGCCGCCCTGCCGCCCGAAATTCTCTGCGATCTGCAGGACGCGGCCGCGGATGCGGCGGCGCACCTGAAGCGGCTTCGCGAGCGCCTCGAGGCGGGCATCGCGCAGCGCTACGGCGCGCAAGCCGAGGCCGCCCGCATGGAGCAGGGGAAGAGCTCCGGGACGGTGCGCGTGGAGGACGGCGACTTCGTCATCGTCGCCGACCTGCCGAAGAAGGTCACCTGGAATCAGGACCACCTGGCGCGGATGGCCTCGCGCATCGCGGACGCGGGCGAGGACCCCGCCGCCTACCTCGAGATCACCTACCGCGTGCCCGAGCGGCGCTTCACCGCCTGGCCCGACGCACTGCGCGACGGGTTCGCGGCCGCGCGCACGGAGACCACCGCCAAGCCCACGTTCCGGCTCGAGCCGCGCGGCGGGCGCTGAACCGCGGCGGCGGGGCGCCCGGATCGCAAGACCGGGCAGGTTCCCCTTCGGCACCCGGTCACCCCCGCCGCCGCACCCCCAATTCCAACCGGAGACACCCAATGGCATTTCGCATCGTCACCGCCGACGAGAGGCTTTCGGCCGCCGAGAGCAAGACGTCGGTCGCCCTCTTCGGCCCGCCCGGCATCGGCAAGACCACCCTCCTCAAGACGCTGCCGGCGGACGAGACCGTCTGCTTCGACCTCGAGGCCGGCATGAAGTCCGTCCAGGACTGGCGCGGCGCGTCGATCCCGGTCCGCAGCTTCGCCGACTTCCGGGATCTTGCCGTCCTCATCGGCGGACCCGATCCGGCGCAGCATCCGCGCTCCTGGTACGGCACGGAGCGGCACGCCCACCTCGTCGCGGAGCACCGCGGGAGCGGCATCGAGGCGTTCCTCCAGTCGAAGCGAATCATCTTCGTCGACTCGATCACCGACCTCACGCGGCAGGCGATGACCTACGCCCGCCAGCAGCCGGAGGCGCTCTCGGAACGCAGCGGCAGGGCCGACATCCGCGGCGCGTACGGCCTTCTCGGCCGGGAGGTCATCCAGGCGCTGAAGCACCTCCAGCACGCCCGCGGCAAGACCGTCATCTTCGTCGGCGTCCTCGAAAAGGTCGTCGACGACGTCAACGCCGTCAGCTGGCAGCCGCAGATGGAGGGCTCGAAGGCGGGCCGCGAGCTCCCCGGCATCGTCGATCAGGTGGTCTCGATGCACCTGTTCGGCCGCGACGCCGAGGGCGGCTTCGTCTTCGACGAGACCGCCACCGAGCGCCGGCTCGTCTGCCGCGCGGGCAACCCGTGGGGCCTTCCCGCCAAGGACCGGTCGGGACGGCTCGCCCTCACCGAAGCGCCCGATCTCGGCGCCCTTCTCGCCAAGATCGACGGCCGCGCGCCGGCCGCATCCGCCCTTTCCGCCTGATCCACGAAGGACACGCCCAATGAGCTACGACTTCAACGACGCCGCCCCGCAGATCCCGCCGGTGGGCGAGCTGATTCCCGACGGCACCTTCGCCCGGGTGCGCCTGACGATTCGCCCGGGAGGCGTCGACGGGGGAACGTCGATGGATGCTGGGCTGCTCAAGGCCTCGCATTCGAGCGACGCAAAGATGCTCGACTGCGAGTTCACCGTGCTCGACGGCCCGCACGCGCGGCGCAAGTTCTGGCAGAGCTTCACCGTCGCCGGCGGGAAGGTGGACGAGAAGGGCCAGTCGATCGGCTGGAGGATCTCGAAGTCGACCTTCCGCGCGATGATCGAGAGCGCCCTCGGGCTCGACCCGCGCGACGAGAGTGCGGCCACCAGGGCGAAGCGGGTGCTGCCCGGCCTCAGGCATCTCGACGGCTTCGTGTTCGCCGCCCGCATCATGGTCGAGCCGAAGTCGAACCCGCAGTACCGCGACCAGAACCGGATCGCGCACGTCGTGGTCCCGAGCGAGCCGCAGTACGCGGCGGTCATGCGCGGCGAGAGCGTCCCGCCCGAACCCGTCAACGCGGCGCCGCGCAAGACCACGCCGCAGCCTTCGGAACTTGCGTGGGGTACGACGGGACCGTCGCCGGTGCCATCGCAGTGGGGCGGTGCCCCTCAACCGTCGATGCCAGCGGCCCCGGCCGCGCCCTCGACGCCCGCCGCCGCGGCCCCCGCTCCGGCCCCGTCCGCTCCGTCCGCGCCCGCGGCTCCCGCCATACCGGCATGGCTCAACGGATGACTCTTGGCGCACGCAAGCGCCCGTAACCGCCACATCGCCGGAGCGCACTCATGGCACGCCGCCCCGCCCGATCCGCATCGTCCCGCCGCTGGTCTCGTCTGCGGCGGGGGCAACGGCCCGGCGGGGACTTTTCCCAACACCGGGATCTGTTCGCACCGGATCCCGGCCAACTGACCCGCCACCTTCCCGGTCCCGCCCCGGCTCTGACGCGGCGGAGCCAGTGCGCGATCTGCCCGCGCGAAGGACGCGGGTTCGGCTTCGCGTACCGGCTCCGGCGCGACACCTTCCCCTTCTACCGGTTCTGCTCGCGCCGCTGCCAGGAGATCGGCGCGGGCCTCGCCAACGGGAACAACGGAATGATCGACAAGACCGCCAGCGAGAGGCAGGCGATCCGCGACGCGCGGATTCCGTTCGCCGAAGTCCTCAACGACCTCGGGCTCATGGAGCCCTTCTTCCACCGGACTGCCGACGAGATCGACCGGCTGATCGAGGCCGCCGTGACCGGCTTCGTCGAGAGCATGCAGCGCCAGGCCGCCGAGGGCGTGAGCGAGCAGCCCGAACTCGACGACGGCATTCCCTTCTGAGGGTTCACCCGATGATCGACTTCAACCACGGATCGGGCTGCGTCTACGGCGCGCAGCCGGCACGGCCGCCGATCGCCGGGGCCATCTCGGCGGCGATCGACACAGCGCTGCTCGCGAGGCATCGCGCCGAGCGCCCCAGGACCTATGTCAGCTCCTCAGGTCTCGGACGGGATTGCCTGCGGCAGATCCAGTTCGACACCCTCGCGGTTCCCAAGGACGAGGATCAGGGGTTCGGCCCGAGGACGCTCCGTATCTTCGAGGCCGGCCATCGCGCCGAGGACATCGTCGCCGGTTGGCTCCGCCTCGCCGGCTTCGACCTCTTCACCGCCCGCGCCGACGGGAGCCAGTTCGGCTTCTGCGCCCTCGACGGCCGCTTCCGCGGCCACATCGACGGTTGCATCGCCTCGGGCCCGGTTCCAATCGCCTATCCGGCCCTCTGGGAGACGAAGGCCCTCGGGGCGTCGAGCTGGAAGGACGTGGTGAAGCGGGGCGTCAGCATCGCTCGCCCCGTCTACGCGGCGCAGATCGCTCTCTACCAGGCCTACATGGACCTGCCGAACCCCGCGCTCTTCACAGCCCTCAATCGCGACAGCATGGAGCTTCACGTCGAGCTCGTCCCGTTCGACGCGCGCCTTGCACAGGAGATGTCGGACCGGGCCGTTGCTGTGGCGCGGGCGTCGGAGGCTCGCGAATGGCTCCCTCGCGCTGCGGCGGACCCCACCGCCGTTCTCTGCCGCGGCGGGACGGCCGCCGGCAAATGGCATGCACCTTGTCCCTGGGCGACCCGCTGCTGGGAGATCCATCCATGATCCCCGACGCCTACGAGCTGAAGCGGATCATGCGCACCCACCGCAACCGCTTCTGGTCGCCTCATCTTCTCGAGGGTCTCGAGTTCGCGCCGGTCTGGCGCTTCGAGGACCAGGCGATGTTCGACTCCGACGAGGTCGATGCGGCGGCGCGGCGATACGCGGCCGGCAAGCAGCAGCTGCCGCATCCCGCCGTCATCTTCGAGCTGCGCGACCGTGGTCCCGTCTTCCGCTCGCAGTTCGTCTACGCCCGGCAGCGTCCCGACGGCATCGAAGGCGTCTGGCTGGCGCTCCAGCGCAATCCCCGCCGATGGATGGACGTCCATGCCGCTTTCGAGATTGCCGACGGGGGCCTCGGGAACGTCGAGGGACATCCGCGGCTCACCGAGGAGGAGTTCGGCCAGTACGCAGACGCCGCCACCGGCCTCACGTGGCGAGCTCTCGCCATCCTCGCGACCGCGGCGGAAGTGGCCGAACGCCAGATCAAGCCGGTGTTTCGCTCCCGCTTCTCCCGCGAGGGCGTGCGCGGCTGGACGTGGCACCTCGTCACCATCGATCCGGAGCGGGTGCGCCGCGCCGCCGAGCCGAGCGGCGGCAGCCACGCCAGCCCCCGATGGCACATTCGCCGCGGCCATTGGCGACAGCTCGCAGATGGGCGGCGTGTGTTCGTCCGCTCGTGCGAGGTGGGCGACCCGAGCCGCGGCGGTGTCGTGAAGGACTACCTCGTCGGGGCGGTGAGCGCATGAGCGACATCACGCCCTCGCCGTCGCAGGCCGCCGCGATCGCCGCCATCCGGAAGTGGTTCGAGACCCGCACCCACGAGCAGCAGGTGTTCCGCCTCTTCGGCCATGCCGGATCGGGGAAGAGCACGGTCCTGCGGTTCGCCCTCGACGAGCTCGGACTCTCGCCCCACCGGAGCGCCAGGGACGGGCCGTGCATGCCCGGCGTCGTCACGGCCACCTTCACCGGCAAGGCGGCGCTCGTCCTCAATCGCAAGGGAACGCCCGCCCGCACCATCCACAGCCTCATCTACTCGGTCATCGAGGCCACCGACGAGGAGATCCACGCCGCGACGAGGAAGATCCGCGAGGCGGAGGATGCCGCCCGCCGGCTCTCCGGGTTCGAGCGGACCGCGGCCGAGGCGGGGATCGAGGCGATGCGCCAGGCCGTCGCGGCCATGAAGCACCCGCGCTTCGCCATCAACCCTCAGAGCGATGCGGCCGACGCGCGCCTTGTCGTCCTCGACGAGGTCTCGATGGTCGGCGACGAGATGGCCCGCGATCTCATGAGCTTCGGCAAGCCGATCCTCGTCCTCGGCGATCCCGGACAGCTTCCGCCTATCAAGGGGGAGGGGGCCTTCACCCGTGACGCGCCGGACGTCCTGCTGACGGAGATCCACCGCCAGGCGGCCGAGAGCGCCATCATCCGCCTCGCCACCATGGCGCGGCAGGGCGAGCCCATCGGCTTCGGCAGCTACGACGC